ATTTATTAATATATAAATTATAAATTTTATTTTTATTATTATCCCAAATTAAATTAATTTTATAATTACTTAATTTTAAATTACTCATATTAAATTACCTCCTTTATATTTAATTAAATTTAATATAATTAAATTATAATCTATTCTCTTCTCCTTGTAAATTAATTTAATTAAAAAAAATATATAACTTTCACTTGCACTTTTATAAAAAATATAATAATATTGCAGCTCACGGGGCCCCAATATTATATTATCTTCAAGAGAAGTGCAAGCTTTTTTTTAATTATATTTAATTGCAATTTAATTGGAATGATATTATAATATAATTTTAATAACGTAAGGAGACGTAATATGAAGAAGGATAATAGAATGACCGAAGATGATTGGAAATTTGTTACAAATGCTAATGGCATTATGATGAGCGATGAAGAATGGGATGAGAAAAGAAAGACGATGTCCCCCGCAGAAATCAATTTAATGGGATTATTTGAGATGCATACGACACCAAAGCAATCATTAAAGGATTAATTCTTTAAGAAAATAGTGGCCTTCTTAATTGAAGGCTGCTATAATACAAACACTTAGCAGGACCCTCTTGACTTTAGCGAGAAAAGAGATTATCCTGTTAACAGGACAGCAAATTATAAGCGTTGAGTATTGCTTCGGCATTCGGTGATATCAGAACTATAGATAACTGATAAACAATCCTACCTTCGCGCGGACCTGGATCCTGAATTACTTTAGCGAGTAATTGAAATACGGCAGGGGTTAAAAGCATCCTGCCACCTAAGTTTAAACATCATATTACCTCCTTATTAGTTAATTGATGGGAAGAGCAGCTCGCAAGAGCTGCTTTTTTTTGTTTTAAATACTAGTTGATTTTTGTTGTGAAAGATTATAATATTGGGGCTTTTTTAATACACACAAAAAAAGGGCAGCTGTCGCTGCCCCTTTGGCCCAACTTTAGTAAGGAGTGGTATACTAAAAGTTGATGACTAGGTCCACCTAAAAGGATCTTTCTTAGATGGTCTGTTGTATGTTCGTTTAGGTTTAACACCGAATAGAACTTCCATGAGAGTAAGTACCCTCATCGCTATCCAAAAACCTGAACCTATAATTAAAATATCCATAATACAGAGTATTATAGACCCTTTTTACAAAAATGCAACTCTCAGATAAATCCTATTATTGTAGCTAGTCCTATGAACCAGATTATAATATTAATTGTGTCTATTATTGCCTTTAATTTTTCTCGTACCCATTCCACTTAATTCACTCCTGATTGATTGAAATGTGGCTTCTTGTGTCTGCAGTAACAATAACCTTTCGTTTATTATAACGCCTTTTAAATCGATTACCATACAAAACAATAAAAAGTTGTAATAAAGTTGAAATGTAATTACAATAATATTATGTTCAATTAATTATAGGAGGAGAACATGAAAGAACGTAATAAGTATTTAGAAGCTATTTGGGGGCCTTTTGATAAAGAGAGCCTTATAGATTGGCTGATTATAATAATAGCATTTGGTGTGTTGGTAGCTATGATAGTACCAGCAATTGCAGGAGGGGTGATATGAGTAGAGTAGATATGTTTTTACTTGCAGCATTAATCTTTGCGATTGGTGCAATTATATTTAACATAGATCCATTTGTAGTACTTGTTGTAATAGGCAGTGCTGGATTTGCGATCGGATCAGCAATTATTGTTGGTGAATCAAAAGGGAGAAGAAAATGAGACAATTAGAGTTTGATTTTGAGATGATGTCTGGTAATGAAGAGACGTCTGAATGGGAGCAGAATGGTTTTAAGACAAAAGAAGAATGGATGAGAGCATGCGCTTTTGATCGTGAGTTTAATTACTTGCAGAAGGGCGGTCATCATTTTGATTATTTAACCAAAAAGAGTTGAATTTTATTCTGAGGAGTATACAATTATATTATGTTTTTAAATAATAAGGAGAATAACATGAAAAGATATACTTTAATTCACTCAACCTTTTTAGAAGAAGGTGAACAAGCTCGAGAAGTAGCTGTTATGGATATTGAGCAGACTGGTCAATCCAGAATGCAAGATCTAGAAACGGTTTTCATCAAGACTCAAAATCTTGATGGAAGCTGGAGTATGGGTAAACAGATTCAGTTGCGTGATGGTAGCTGGATTGAGAATGAAGATTATGATGAAAGAGTGGTATGCATTGTACCTCTCAAGACTCATAAGGGACGTCAGTACGGTATGAGATCAACTTCAGTTGGTGACCATATCAAAACTGATTGTGGTGAGTTATGGATATGCGCTTCCATGGGTTGGGAGCGTGTTGATGAGCTTGCGATTAATAACTATAGAGCCGGGAGGGCTTAATGAAAATAAAACTAGAAAAAGTTGGGTTGCCTGGACGAAAGTACAGGCGCCCTCGCGCTACTAAAGTGGCAGCGTATGATGAGGTGATTAATAAGATGGGGGTAGGTGAATCGTTTTCGATCAATACTTATCCTGATTCGATTAATGTGCGTAATTGTATTAACTATTGGAAGAAGGAAGGCAATACTGCCATTTATACTGTGCGTAAAACTGAAGGTGAATACAGATGTTGGAGGCTGGCATGAGAACAGAAGCAGGTATATGTGATGAAACAAGATCGCTCGTTTATACATTTTTAGATGAGCTGCGTGATTCAGGTGAGACGAATATGTTTGGTGCAGGCCCATACTTGATGGATGAGTTTGGACTTACCAAATATCAATCACGAATCATCTTAGGTGAATGGATGCAGGACTACCAATCCGGTCTGCTTTCACAAGGCGAAATTAGTTGAATTTTATTCTAATGAGCTTATAATTATATTATGTCAAATTTAACAACAAAGGAGGTAAAAATGAGACATTATTGTAATAACGAAGATAACTGCAAAGCAAAAGATTGCGTTGTATGTCTTCTTCCAAACGTTGTATGTGAGGCTAGTTTTACTAGATCTAGATACTTAGAAGGTCCAACTTGTGAAAGTTGTAGTCATATGGAAGCGATGATTAACTTCACTAAACCTGAATGGGGTAAAGATGAAGTTTTATCTTACATCAGAATGGAAACATTCAAAGCTAACTTTGGTGGGGGTGCTGCATAATGAATCAAGTAACTATTAATATGCAACAACATGGGGTCTTAATTGACCCCACATCTAGGAGTATAAAGCTTGTAGAAGTCTCCGAAAAAGTCTCCCTAAAAGAGTTATACAAACTACTAGAGTGCGACTTAATAGAGATGGCCAATCCGAACTCAACGTTCGTTGATTGGAGAGATACACTTATTGTAGATGAGGAAGGACTGCTTAAAGAAGGGCAGGAGTTTTTCAAGATAGGTGGACAAGCTTATGCCGGAAAGGGTCTTTTGTTAGCTACAACAGAAGAAGGGGACTTATCCGGATGTGTATCTGACTTAGACAACGTAGTTAAGTCTGTACAGTTCCCTGTAATGGAGGATCTTATATAAGTAGTACCCCCCTACTACAGTCTCTTGCAGCTCGGAGACTTTCTAAACGAGCTGCGACCCACTCAGATTCGGGGCAGGATTTTTTCCAGATATAGGGGATCTGGATAACAGCGTTCAGTGAGCGGGCTCACAAAGGGTTGAAACTTTTCTGAGAATTCGTATATGAAAAATTTTTGCGCGCTAAAAAAACGCTAGAGGGGGGGTTAGTTAGTCTTGGTTGATACCTTTGAGCTCGGTTTTAGGTTTGCCTAGGTTATATTGTTTATTACCTAATGGACGACTCTTTCCTACCTTTCTATCAATAGCTTTATCAGAGTGACCGGCCATCTTTAAACCTTTACGAGTCATATGGTGATGATAGTTCTTAATACCAGTCTTCTTTTCCATAGTATCATTGAACTTCTTTATATGAGAGTTTTCTTTATAATCTTCTAAGATGAATGTTTTAAATGACTTCATAGTAGTATTTATAAGAGAAGTATGTTATAATATTGGCATACAGGAGAATAATATGAAAAAAGATATAGAGAAGAAGGTTGAAGCACTTAGACTTGATAAGGGTGTTGGTATTAAAGATGGACCTATAGAAGGTACATGCTTTATTAATGGTGAATGGTCTACCACTGTCTTTGAGTTTATTGATACACTAATAGGTCATCCCATTACATATAAAGAGATGCCTAGTTGGCATGAGGACTTTATAATGGAACCTACTGTGAATGCTTTATTTGAAGAGATTAAAGCTGATTGGACTTTCAAAGACTAAGAACAGCTACATATTTATGTCTTTAGGCCGCCGGCTCCATATACCATTGTGGTTGCTATCGGCCTTACTTGAGACTATAATAATGATATCGTTCATCACTTATTGTGACGGAAGTAGGCAATTAAGCCGAAGGAACGCGTCTATTACCGCAAGGTAGGAGGCGTCATGACTAAGTACGAACAAGTACTTCAGGTTAGAAGAGCTGTTAGGGCTAATAACGTAAGAAGTACTAAATCGGAAAAAAAGAAGGTCAATGTAGTGAGTTTACCTCAGTACACACGCGACAATCCTTTTTACCCGTAACTTTGTGAGAGGGCTAGTCCCTCTCCTTATATAATTGGAGAATATTATGAATCTTAATCACCTTAACGTATCACTCGTTAAATCAGCCTTACGTATCGCAGCAGGGGCTTATCTCTGTTTCGGATCTTTGGTTACCTGCGGTATATTATTAATAGCTGCCGAAGCACTCGGTATCTTAGAAGAAATTGTAGACGATAGATAGTGGAAATAGTTAAACGCTATTCCAATTGTTATATATTTAAAGATCTTATTAAAGATGTTGATCATAACGATTGTTTTAATGATCATGTAATGGACTTTAACTTTCCTGATATGCATAATCATTGGGTATTAGGTCAGTATAAGTGGTCTAATCAGTTTGACGATACATCTATACATGAGTTTTTATTTAAAAATGTCGATGAGTTAGATAGTTCATGTACTATACGTCGTGGTTTTCATGAGGTTGGTCACGGTCAAGCCATACCACCTCACTCAGATGTTAATCATATTGCAGGGTTAACTATCTTTCTTAATGAAGTATGGGATGAAGATTGGGGTGGCCATAACGTTTGTATGAGAAATCCAGATAGCGGCGGCGCCGGCGCCTACGGCGATAGTATAATAACCGCACCTTCTTATGGAACCGGTGTCTTAGTTATAGCACCTTGTGTACATTTTACACTTCCGGTGTTTCAAGACAAGAAAAGACGTACAATACAGTTCTTTTATGATGAATAAATGGCTTAACATCAATTATACGTACTATAACAACTATGATTTGTTCATGGAAGTTGTAGAACACTATAAACCATACGAAAAATACTTTCAATTCACAGTAATTGACGATGGATCTCAAGATGAGCCCTTGACTTCGGAGAATTTACCGGAAAATTGGAAGGGATACCGGGTAGAACAGGATTATGGGTGGGGAAATGAGGTTTGTCGTAACGTTTTAATGAAAAAGACGGAGTTTCGCTGGAATGCCCTTATGGATATGGATTTAGTCATTGATTTAGATAATAAAAAGTGTAAAGACATGCTTGTCGGCGGTAAATTCCTAAAATATTACGATCCTATGTTTAAAATACCCATGACTTTCCAGTTTTTTCGTGGAGGTCGTACATTTTATGAAAATTTAGAAGAAGATCCAAGCAGAAAACATCAATGCCTTAATAGTTTTATTATAAGTAGTGATGCTTTTAACCAAACATACGGTTATGATATGACTCTTGCATGGATTTACGGTTCTGATTTCACATTACCTCTTCAGATGGCTGGTGAATGTCTTGCTGTTGATACAAGGTTAAAGAAAATAGCTGTACAAGCATCACCTGGTAGTGAACGTTTTGCACCTAGAGATAGTGCTGCATATAATGAGTTATTTAAAATCGTACATGAAAATAGAGTAAAAGGTTTTGTAGATGCAAATGGTATTTGGATTAATAAAGAAGAATACATAAAAAACTGTAAAGATTACCCAGAAGTAGTTGACTTATAGGTAAAAAGTTCATATAATATGGACTTAGAAGTAAATACGTGGTGTATTTACATTAATTATGGAGAAGACATATGTCTATTTTTGATAAAGTATATAATACATTAGTTGTAGAAGGTAATGAAAGAACAGCCGCTCAAATGGCTAACTTTTATAATACTTCAACAGCAACTATTAGAGCTCGAATCTCAGATTTAAGATCTAATGGTGTTGCAGTATATGCAAATAGCAAAACTGATTCTAAAGGAAGAACTAAAACTTTCTATAGAGTAGGTACACCAACCAGAGCTGTTGTAGCTGCTGGATATAAAGCATTAAGAGCTGCTTCTTAATTGCTTTCGACGTCATAGTCGTTACTATGTCAAGGTGGTTACTTAAAGCCCACGGGAGGATGAAAAGCCTCCCTTCTTTTTATAAAACAGTTGATTTTAAATACGTCTGAGTATATAATATAGTAATATATTAGGAGAAAAATTATGTTAAACTTAACTGAACATTTAAATAATGTACGCGACGCAGGAAGTTTAGGTGAAAGAAAAGAAGCTATGGTTACTATGATCATAGAGTCTCATGCTAAAGCTGAAACTAAAACTAAAGCGATGCAAAAAGTAGCGAACGAAACTAACCCAGAAAGATTATTATCTTTTGCATATAACTATGCAATGTCTGGTGAAGGACTGAAGGTCGTTTAATGGGTATGATAAACGCTGTTAATTCTTTACGTTATGATATGCATGGGCGTAAAAGGAAGACTAATAGTTTATCTAAACCTAAAAAGTCTCATAGCTTCAATACCTCCAGAAACTATGAGGCGCCCTCCCGGGCTCCTGAGCCTTCTTATATGTCTGATTTAAGAGATCTTAAAGCTAGATTAGAAAGTGAAGAGCAAAGGGTTAAACGTATTAGAGAGGAAAAGGCTTTTAAAGAAGAACAACTTAAAATTTCTTCTAGTTATGCAATAGCTCCAGCCTATAATAAAGGAGCGTATCAAGTGATACCTAAATCTGATTTAAAATATATAGGAAAAAAATAATTATGGAAAATCCTAAAGTTCAAGAAAATTATGAAAGAGTAATGAGATCATTTGATAAAGTAGATGAATCAGCTAATAGAGTATTTAATGCTATCTATTTTTTATATGGTGCATTTGTTATGGGTATTACTATTATGCTTATTGAGGCGTTTACTGCATAAATAACTATATGCCTAACATAAACCGTAAAAGATTAACTGACAATGGGTACGTTATCTTAAGAGATATTATACCTATTGAACTTATTGAAGATATTATTGATTTTTCAAATGATAATATAGATCAATATGAAACAGATGATGATGATAAACTTTTTAAAACAGAATATAAATGTTTTAATGCAGGGTTTTGTAATAAAATACAAACCCACAATGGTATAAATAATCCATATGCAAAGATGCATTCATTTTTACTTGATTTAATGCAAGAAATGTTTGGATTAAGACTTATTCCTACTTTTCATTTTGGTAGAGTACATTTAAATGATACTAAGGGTATGAAGTGGCATGTAGATAGACTTGCTTGTGAAGTATCTGTAACGATGCCATTTGCTTATTCAGGACCACCTTGGCCTGTTTGGCTTGAAGCAAAAAACGGTAAGCAAAAAGTAGATCTTAAAGTAGGAGATATTTTGGTTTACAAAGGATGTGAAATACCACATCATAGAGAACCATATAATAATGAATATGCTTTCCAGCACTATTTTCATTATATAGATGTTGAATCTGAAATAGGATCGTTTGCTCAGTATTTTGATACAAGCAATCAAAGTTATTGGCCTGGAAATATTGATAGATTAATTTTAGATAATAACTTACCTAATATAAGAGATAAAGAAAAAGAATTTTTTAAGGAGAATATAAATGGTTAATGGTATAGATGATTATATTACAGATGATCCTTCTCTTGCCGATTATGCAATAGAAAAATATAGAATAACACCTGATACTGACGTTACTGAATCTGGAAAGTGGTTGTTATGGTCAGAAAATATTTTTCAAGAACCAGCTAATGTTGAATATTTTGAAAGATTTCTTTATACTAATATTGATATTGCATTTACTGAGTTAGATAGAATGACTGATTATGGAGAATTAGATAATCCTAGCGTTCTCCTTGTTTTAACTCAAGCTTATAATTCTGATAATCCCAAGGTGATTAGATTCTGGAAAAATAATAAATTATATATTAACGGTATTGATTACACTCTTAACCCACAAGGTCACCCAGTTCCTCGTTCTTATTAATGTTCAGTGTTGATTTTCCTATCAACAATTTATTAGATCAATTTAAGGATCAAATAATAAGTGATTATTATAAATCTGTTAAAGAAAGTGACGGTACTGCATACAGTCATCTAATAACAATTCCTGAAGTACTAAATATTGTTAAGCCTTTATGGTTGGATGTATTAAACAATAACTTTAAATCTATTCCTAAATCTAGAAAGCCATTTCAAATATGGGCTTATATTCAAAATAATTCTAACAACCGATCTGTTTGGCATAATCACCCAGAAGCTGAACTTAATACTGTTTTTTATTTAAATACACCTTTAAAGGGTGGAGAGCTTTTAGTTTTAGAAAATGATCCTAGTAAAAATAAACATGAGGTTACTCATATAAAGGTTAAACCTAATAAATTATATGTAATGCCGTTCTGGCTATATCATAAACCTCAACATCAAGAAGATAAAGATGAGCGAATATGTTTTAATATACAATATTTCTCTGAAGATGGAAAAAGACTCATTCATAAAAGTGGAAAAAATTGGTAAAAGGAGTTGACCTTTTGCGCTCTAGCGACTATAATATAGTTATAAATTAATTGATATATATAAAAAGGAGAAATATTATGTCACATGAAGTTGAAACTATGGCGTACGCTGGAGAATTACCTTGGCACGGACTCGGTCACGAAGTACCTGCTGATCTTTCGCCCCAGCAAATGATGGAAGCAGCTGAACTTGATTGGTCAGTTGAAAAACAAACCCTTGTTACTTTAGAAGGTGCAGAAGTACCTGAAAAGAAAGCATTGGTTAGATCTTCTGATAATAAAGTATTAGATATAGTTGGTAAGAACTGGAACCCAGTTCAGAATATCGAAGCTTTTGAATTCTTTGATGACTTCGTCAGATCAGGAGATATGCAGATGCATACAGCTGGCTCACTTAAAGGTGGTCAAATTGTATGGGGTCTTGCTAAAGTAAATGATTCGTTTGAATTATTCGGTGGTGATAAAGTTGATTCATATCTTTTATTTACTAATCCACATAGATTCGGTCAATCTATTGATGTAAGATTTACACCTATTAGAGTAGTTTGTAATAACACTCTTACTCTTTCTCTTAGTCAAGAGGCTAATAACGTTGTTAAACTTAATCATAAGAAGCAGTTTGATGCTGATGAAGTTAAAAGAATGTTAGGTGTTGCTGAATTCAAGATGAATCAATATAAAGAGATGGCTCAGTTCTTAGGTACTAAGCAGTTTAAATTAGATAACGTTAGAGAATACTTTAATGATTTATTCCCTACTTACTCTAAGAAAGAGTCAGACGAACTTGTAATATCTAGACCTGGTCAAAGGTTAGAAGAATTACTTAACTCTCAACCTGGAGCTAACTACGCTCAAGGGTCATGGTGGTCAGCTTTTAATGCTGTTACTTACTATACTGATCATGAGAGAGGTAATGACTCAGATGCAAGACTTCAAAGTGCTTGGTATGGTCAATCTAAAAACCTTAAGATTAAGGCATTAGAAAAGGCTTTAGAGTATGCAGAAGCTGCCTAATTGGTTAAACTCAAAAGATCTAAGGGATGCGGTTAACAGCCGCACCCCTTTTTATATACCTAATGCTGTCTCTACTCTTAACTATAAGTGGGATGATGTTATTGAACTTATTAATATGGATAAGCAATTAACAAGGTATATGAAAGCAGGCGGTTTTCTTATTCACTTCTTAAACGATAAGTTTCAAAGTATTGTAGATCTTGCCGAACAATTACAAAATACATTCCCATCCCGTACTGGTGATATGTCAGTACATCTTTATGGTTCATTATCAAGAGAATCAGGCTCACATGGAAGGCATAAAGATACTGCTAACGTGTTTTTTATTCAAGGCTCTGGTAGAACTAAATTTGCATTTGATGACGGAAGCAGTTATAATTTATATAACGGTGATTTACTTTATATACCATGCGGTGTGTATCACGATCCCGAACCTCAAGGAGCCAGATTTGGTTTCTCGATAGGATTAGAGGAAGGTAGATATGAATGAATTATTAGTAGGAGTGGTAATTGGTACAGGTATGCTTGCGCAGTATATTGGTTATAGGCAAGGGCATAAAGACGGAGCAGGTCAAATGTATGACATGCTTTATAGTCAAGGTAGAAAAGAAGGTAAATTTATAGTAATAAAGCTAATGCATGAACCAGGAGTAGATAATGGACGTAATTTTTGATGTAGATGGTACATTAATGGATTTAGATCATAGGAGAAAATTCCTAGATGGTTCTATGGGTAGAAAAGATTGGTCTGGTTTTGTAGATGCTACTAAAGATGATATTCCTAAAGATCAGATTCATTCTGTTGCTAAAGCGCTTGCAGCGCAGGGTCATAGAATAGTTATTTTAACTGGCAGGAATCAAGCACAGCATGATATTACCGCTTTACAGTTAAAAGATATTCCTTACGATACTATGATTATGAGACCTGATGATAACTATGATGCTGATCAGGATTTAAAATCAGGTATGCTTGATCATTTAATAAGTTTAGGCTATAATCCTACATTAGTATTTGATGATAGAGATGCTGTTGTAAATATGTGGAGAGATAGAGGGCTTATTTGCTGTCAAGTAGCTCCTGGAGATTTTTAATATGGAATACATCAAAGAAAAAATAAATATATGTAAAGTTCATTGGAGAGAGATATTTGCTATGTCATTTATTCTTCATTTTTTTATGGACTGGATAGTATTCGGCCTAGGTGTATTATTAGGAATGCATATAGGACATAATTAGGAGCGTTTATGGGACAATATGACGAAAGAGTAGAAAGACAGAGGCTTTTATTAGAAGCAGAGAAATGGGCATCAACAATTAAATCAATACATGCTCATGCTTTTAATTCAATGTGGTATGATACTAGAGGGGAAGACGGCTCTGTATTAGATATTGAGTACAATAATGGGGTTATAAAAAGAGAAATTAAAGAGACTGGAGAGATAGTATTCTTTGGTGATGAACTAATTGGTGATGCACTTTTAGATGCATACAGCAGGTCTTAGAGGTATATAAATAATAATATGAAGGTGATAAAATCTAAAGTATGTACGGTTGTCGACGGCATCTTTTCTGATGCTCAATTAGAACATATGGATGCTTACTTTGCAAGTTACCCTTTCTGGGGACTTGGATATGATATGCAAGAATATGGAGCTAAGTCTGCTACGTTATGTAAATCGCTTAAGTGGGAACAATGGGTAGGTTTTCATGCTATAATTCAAGATATAAATGATATAATGCAAACAAGGTTATTAGAGATTGGTATTGAAACACCATTATTCTCTAGAGCTTTAATGAATAACTTTAAATTTGGTGATTCACCTATGTATCATAAAGACTCACCTAATAATCCTGATGGCCTAACATATATGGTTTATCCTAATATGTGTTGGGATCATAATTGGGGTGGTGAAACTAAATTTGCAGATGAAGAACATAATGTAATTGATTGTGTTAATCCTAAACCTGGTAGACTGGTTATTTTTCCGGGTAATGTTGATCATGCAGGAATAGCACCTACTAAAATTCACGAAGGTTATGGACGCTTTTCAATTGCTTATCAAGACCCGCTTGGTTTTCCTAAAAGTGAAGACAGAAAGACTGTAGCACCAGAAGATATAGAAAATACATCATTTGTGTCTTTATATGGAGATAATTATAAAAGGCTTAAATAATGGATGAACTATCAAAGTTTAAAAAGAAAAAAGTGAAACTAAACTTTATTCAAAGAATATATAGAAAGTTATTAGTTAAATATAAATTATGGAGAATGAAAAAGAATGACCCTTTCATTTATGAAGAATGATCTATTTTAATGGTTGTAGTTATACCTATGGTATAGGAACAGGTAAGCATGATACATTACAAATATGTAGTAAATATTGTTATCCTACTGTAGCAGCAAAAACGCTAAAGCAAAAACATATTAACGAAGCTGAACCCGCTTCATGTAATTTTAATATTTTTAGAAAGTTTATAAAATATATTAGTTCCAATAATCCTAATCTGGTTGTTATAATGTGGTCAGATGCTTTAAGAACGGAAGTATTTAGACCTAATTTATGGGATAATAGTAATTACGATACTGGTATTAATCAAATTACACCGCAAAATACAAATAATATTAAAGATTTTTATTTAAGAGAAGCTGTCGAAGGTTATTATGGATTTATAGCTAATGAATCTAAAGCTGCATTAGATACACTATCTTTAATGGTTAGTGTTCAAGAGATATGTGATTCTAAAAATATACCTATTGTTCAAATGCAATATAAATCTAATCTTGAAAGATATATTAGACATGCTAATTTTTTAGATCAAGATGTTCGTGATAATAAATTACTCGTAGAAAAAATTAATTACTTTAGTGATTACTTAGATAGTAAAGATCATATATTCGGTCATAAAGTAGGAGATATGATTTCATTTGAATCAATTAGAAAAGAAAATCATTTACCAAACTCATTATATAGTATGGGGCACCCTGGAAGAGAAGCTCATGAGTTTATGGGTAAATGGTTAAGTGAATATATTAAAGAAAATGACCTTATTAGTTAACGGATGTAGTTTTAGTTATGGAGATGAATTACCTGATCATGAAAAGGAAAGGTATTCTACTCATCTTGGTAAGCTTCTTAACCTTGATGTTATTAACAAGGCATGGCCTGGATCTTCAAATGAAAGAATCTGGCGCACGACTAAAAAAGAGCTTTTTAATAATAAGAGTATTACAAAATGTTTAATATTGTGGAGTGATTTTGCAAGAGTAGAAAATGTTCATTTAGAATCAAGTATGGTTCAACATGCTGCTAAAGAAATGCAAATGAATAATAAGCTATATGGTAAAGATAAAAAATTTATTATGAATGATCCGTTCTTTCAATTCTCTCCTTCAAGGCTAACAAGTATGCCATGGAGAATGTTAAAAGATCAATATGAAGATTACTATTCTAATATTTACAATAGTGAAACAGGAATATGTAAGACGTTTAATTACATAGATGATATCTGGGAAACTTGCAAATTACTTAATATTGATTTTTATCAAGGCTGGTTTCATCAAGGCAATACGTATACAATGAAAAAGACATTTAGCGACTTTAATACTAACGCAAAGGGTACTAGACTTGAGCCTGTAAAAGAGTATGTAGATGTTATAATTAATAAGCTCACAGGCAATCAACGTATAGGGTTTGATAAAGCCACTATGTCTTTTAATGAGTTTACTGAAAACAATAATTTAGATAAAATGCCGGAGGGCCACCCTGGTCCAGAAGCGCATAAGGAGTATGCTAAATATTTGTACGATAATTTTATGAGGTGATTTATGTATTTAGGATGGAGTGAAGGTTTTCATGATGCAGCAGCATCAGTAATTAATAAAAATGGTGATATTGTATTTGCTTCTCATTCAGAGAGGTTTTCAGGTAATAAACATGAGAAATATATCTCATCAGAGCTTAAAGATTATATTGATAGTAATTTTAATATAAAAACAACAGCACTTTTTGAAAAACCATTTCTAAAAAAGACTAGACAGTTATATGCTGGTCAATTTAATACTGTTTTTTCAAAGAGACAACTTGCATGGAGTCCAGATAAAACATTCCATCATCACAAGTCACATGCAGCTGCAACTTTCCAAACATCAGACTATAATGAAGCAGCAGCTGTTGTTGTTGATAGTATTGGTGAGTGGGATACGACTACCATATGGAAGTGTTCATATAATAATAATGGATACGCTCAATACAAAAAAGTATTTTCTAAAAGCTATCCTAATTCAATAGGTCTGTGGTATACTGCATTAACTCACTTTGTAGGACTTAGACCTTTAGATGAAGAATACATCTTTATGGGTATGGCTGCATTTGGTAAGTATAAAAAAGATCTACTACCTAAACTTTTTAGTTTGTTTAGTCATAATTTACATAAAGGTATTCCTAAATCAATGGTTAAAGCAATGGGCCTTGATAGATATAAACCTGCTGATATTGCCTTCAATGCACAAATTATTTTAGAGAATAAATTAGAGGTTTTATTTGATAAAGCTTTAACATATTCTAATAATGTTGTATATGGAGGTGGAGTAGCTCTTAACTGTGTTGCTAATACCAAATTACATGAACAATGCAATGGCAACTTATGGATATTTCCTAATCCTGGAGACGCAGGGGGCTCGCTTGGCGCTGCCGCTTTAGCCTACGGCAAAAAAGTAAATTGGGAACATCCTTACCTTGGTTTTAATATAGAACCATCTAAACCCATTAAAGCATTAGCTAAAGATATAGTTATTCATATTAAAAGGTATGGTATGTGTGGTGTGGCTGTAGGTCCTGCTGAATTTGGCCCTAGAGCACTTGGTAATAGATCTTTACTTGCTGACCCGAGAGGAGCTAATGCACAAGATCAAGTTAATACTATAAAACGAAGACAAAAGTTTAGACCTTTTGCACCTGCCGTATTAGAAGAAGATGTTAACTTGCATTTTAAGCCAGGTTATATTTCACCTTATATGCAAATGGTAGTTGATTGTATTGATCCTAATCTACCTGCTGTTACTCACAAAGATGGCACATCAAGAATACAAACCGTTTCTAAAAACGAACCTACAATCTTTAGAGCAATTCTAGAGGAATGGAAGAAGAGAACAGGCTGTTCAGTTCTTCTTAATACTTCTCTTAACATAAGAGGTGAACCTATGGTAAATAATATTTCCGATGCAAATAGGTTTGAAGAGAAGTACGGGGTTAAAGTCTTTTATTAACCCTTAATTTGCCTAAATATAGGCAATATGGAAACCTTTTTAGAATTAGTCGGCGAACTCGGAGCCCCCATTGCTGGATCTTTAGTAATGGGCTTCTTTATTTTTACCGTTATTAAACAAATTCTAGAAGGAATTGTTGACAATATAAAAACGTTAACAGGTTTCTGTAAAATGCTTGAAAATAGAGCGCGCACTATGAGCAATGAGATGATTAAAATAGATCTTCTTGTTAGTAGTGCTTTAGAATTAAAACCCGATATCGAAAGAATTGCTCGTGCTGAGAATTTTATCGAAGATGACAAATTAGATGTTAGGAGAGATTAATGGAAGAAGTTTCAACATTAGTATCTCTTATACAAGATTATGGCTTTCCTGTTATTATGTCCATAGGTATGGGGTATTTCATTTATTATGTATGGTGGTTCATAGGAGAACATATTGAACCTCAAATAGAAGAAATGCACATGGCATTAATAAGAGTGATTGATCAAACTAGAATGCTTGATCAAGATCTTATTCGACTTCAACAAAAAGTTAATGTAGTATTAGAATATAGAGAAGTGGAAAAACTAAAGGAAAAAGTCAATGAAAAGGGCAATCGTAAGTAGCTTATTTTTAATTACATCATCAGTATTTGCTCAGGAAATAGTCCATGAGTTTAAAAATCCTTCATTCAGTGGAATTGGTCAGGGTGCGCATTACCTTACTATAGAAAACCAAGAGCACTCTAGAAAGAAAACAATAGAAGAAGCTCTTGAATCAGCTAGAAAAACGGCTGAAAGAGAAGCAGAAAATACAACATTAGCTAAGTTCATTCGTAACTTAGAGTCTAGAATCTACGCACAATTTGCCAAGCAATTGGTTGAATCAATGTTTGCTAATGATAACCCTGCAGGGTTCGGATCATTTGCTTTAGAAGGTAATATTATTACTTGGGAAGTTATTACAGATGAATCAGGTGCAGAGTTTATAAGATTAACGGTAGTATCAGAAGATGGTACTGAAACAGTATTAGAGATTCCAGTAGGTACAGGAAACTTTGGGCAAGATCCAGATAATGGTTAAATATATTTTAACAGCATTACTACTTACAAGCTGCGCATCAGTACCGCAATGGTCAGAAGGACCAGGTCAATGTGCGTATGAAACAGGTAAGTACGAAGAGGGCTGGAATAAAGACGTTGTAACAGGAGTTGCTAAATCAGTTAGTAGAAAATATATCTGCATTGAAAATCCTGAAGTAGTAAAATTACCATCTTACTTAGAATTATTACAACTACCCCCAGCGAAAGAAAAACCTGTTGTTACTGTTTATAATTTTATTGATAAAACAGGTCAAAGAAAGGCAAGAGAAGGAATAGCAGATTTCTCCACTGCTGTAACTCAAGGTGGGGTAGAAATGGTTATCGATGCCCTAAAAACAGCAGGTAGCGGTACATGGTTTAGAGTAGTAGAAAGAAGTGGTATTGACCATTTAGTAAGAGAAAGACAGATTATCAGATCAGCTAGAACTGATGTGGCAAATAAAACAGGACAAGATGATAAGGGTATTCAACCATTATTATTCGCTGGTATAATAATAGAAGGTGGAATAATAGGGTACGATACTAATATAAAATCAGGAGGACGAGGTGCTCGAACTCTAGGAATAGGTTTAAGTAAACAATATCGCCAAGATGTTGTTACAATTTCAATGAGAGCAGTGTCGGTTCTCACTGGTGAGATATTATTAAATGTTCAAACGAGAAAGACTATACTGAGTTATGGCTCAGGAGGAGACGTCTTCCGTTTTATCGAGCAAGGAACTCAATTAGTCGAGTTTGAAGATGGTGTGGGGAATAATGAGTCGGTGACATATGCAGTACGAACAGCTATTGAAGCTGGTGTGCTGGAATTAATTTACCAGGGTCACGAAAGAGGATTCTGGGTAATAGAAGAAAGGGTAAACGAAAATGAATAAACTTATAAGTATAGCATTGCTATTGTCGACTTCTTTTGTTTTCGCGCAAGCCACTGATGATAACGAAATCTTAATCGAACAATCAGGTGACACTTTATCTCTATATATTGACCAACTTGGTTTTGGTAATAAGATAGGTGGTACAGATTTTTCAGGTACAGGTTCAGATATGGTAATAACTGGATCTAGCCTTAATTTTGATTTAGATTTTTTAGGAAATCAAAATATATTATTTGGGACAGTTATAGCTGATAGTTCAACTTACAAGCTAGATTTTACTGGTGATTCAAATCAAATAGATTGGAATATAGGATATATCGGAAGTTCTGATAGCTCCGATATTAATTTTAATGTTACTGGAGACAGTAATACATTTGATTTAGATCAAGGTTATACAGCAAGCGCAGAAAGATTAGATGCAGACCTTATATTATTAGGTAGTTCTAATATATTTGATATTGATTGGGAAGCAGATGATATAACATGGAATTTTGATATTACTGGTGACAGTAATAATATTAATACATTGCAGAATGATGGCTCTCAGTCATTAACAATGCAATTAAACGGTGATTCAGCTGACATAGATATTAATCAAATCTCAGGTACTTGTGCAACAAGTGCAGGAGTTAGTTGTTCTACACCAAATGCAACTATAGATTTAGATATTACATCTGATAATGCAACAATACAAATTAATCAAAAAGATTCGTCTAGCGATTCTTAATTTGTTACTCATCAATGGGGTCTTTGCTGACCCCATAGGTGACATAATTGAGCAGACTGGTGCTGGTCAAATAGTCAGAAATGACAATCAACTAATCCTTACAGAGGATTTCCTTCCAAAAATAGAGTTATACGATACAGCAGAAACTGCTAATGGCAGAATGCTTATTGAGTTTAAAGATAAAGCTGAATTAGCTCTTACTGAACATACAAAAATTTTAATCGACGAAGTAATTTATGATCCCGATCCAAGCAAATCAAAAATGACTATGCAATTTGTTCAAGGTACCGCAAGATTTGCATCTGGTAAACTTGCTATAATGAACAAGAAGAATATAGATATAAAAACACCTACCGCTACTATTGGAATTAGAGGTACGGATTTTACTACAACAGTAGATGAGATAGGTAGGTCATTAATTATATTATTACCAGATGAAAACGGGGACGCATCTGGTGAAATAACAGTTACTAATTTAGGTGGTACTATTACCTTAAATGAAGCATATCAAGCTACAATGGTAAATACTTTAGATACACCCCCTAGTCAAACTTTAACGCTTAATAACATTACACCTAATATGATTGATAATATGTTTATTGTTAATCCTCCTCCTGAAGTAAAAGAACAGATAGAAGAAAATGCTCAGGCAGATATGAATGAAGATCAAGGTATTCTTGATGTTGACTTTTTAGCATATGATGAGCTTGATAAAGATTATGATGATTACGCTAATGATCCAGAATATGACGCAAGAAATGGAAGAATAGATATCGACTATCTAGCTGGTGACTTTTTACCTGACTTATTAGATGCTGTAGAAGAGTTATTAAGAACAACAGAAGAACTTGGTGATGCTCAAGCTGGTACAGGTAATATTGGAGGATGGACTCTTAAAGGTGCTCAATTTGGTTTAAACAATGATAGTCAATATAATGTATTTGAAGAAGATGGTAAACTAGTAGTATATAGAAATGTTAATGGTGTTATTAGTATAACATTCGGTGCAGGAGCTAGCTTTAGTTTATCTACTAACGTTGACGGGTATCAAGGTACTATTCTTGGTAATGGTGGTGATGATATAATTATATTAATTAAACAAGGTAACTAGTTGATTTTATTAATAAAAGGATATATAATATGAGCAATATTAAAAAAGAATATTTATGGATGCTTAAACCTATCTCAGATAAAAGCAAAAAGATAAGAGATGAAGCAAAAATAAAAGATGCTAGGAGAGCAGGAGTATATAATGCCAACAAAATTTAAACCATCAGCAAAGAAATTCGTAAGAGGCGGTAACCCTAATACTGCTCCAATAGAACATTTTTATATTAAGCAAACTCCAAAGAAGGAACTTATAGACTATATAAATAATGGTCAGAAACCTAAAATTAAGCAGAAATGCAGAAATGAATTAGCCCGAAGAGGCGTTAAATTAGTGTGGGAATAGATGGCTACTAAATTTCAAAAAAATCACGTACCTACTGCTGGAATTAGAGGTAAAAAAACTTCGCAAGGAAGAAATAATGTAGCTAGAGCTACAATGAATAAAAATAAAAAGAGATCTTTGAAGAAGTATAGAGGACAAGGATGAAATTCTGGAAAACTAGAAGATTATTAATATCAGTTTATACAGATGGAAAGAAAACGATTTATGTTTACTCGAATTAAAGCATTTATATTTAAATATTGGATAAAACCATGGGCTCCTTTTATTTTACTTATTGCCCCTCTGCATGCTGATGATAACCAAATTACAATTTTACAAGATGGTGATAACTTTAACCTTGATATAACTCAAATTGGTTATAATAATGTTATTAAACAATGGACAGCTTTAGAAGGAATCGATGGTATTGATAATACTGTTATTATAAAACAAGCAAATGATAGTGGTGGTTCAGGTAACAAAAATATTATAGAGATTCGTAGAGTTTGGGGAGATGGAAATACATTAAAACTTGGTCAAGGATATAATGTTGACACTAGTGGAAATTTTACTATTGATAATGATGAGTATGGAGATACTTTTGCTCATCTAAACATTACGGGTAATGACAATACTATTCTTATGACACAAAAAACAAACATCAATTCTTTAGGCCATGAATATTGGTTGCATCTTGAAGGAGATGATAATGATATTTTTACAGATCAAAAAGGTGGTAGTAGTAAATTTATCAATTTAGATATTTTTAATGATGGTAATGATGTCGACCTTATTCAAGATAATGGTGGTGACCATTACATGTCTGTTATACTAAGAGGAACTGAACCCACAACAATTGGGGCTACTCAAGCAAGCAATCTAAATCAATCATATAGTGTTACAAATTATTGCTACACAGTTGGTGGCTGTTCAATATCGGTTACACAAAATTGAAACTCTGGCACGCCGGAATAACATTACTAGCTCTTTTAGCTCTAAGAGTAGCTGATCCTTTTTTATTAGAAGCAACAAGATTAAATTATTTTGATATGCTTCAACGTAATCATGAGGTGCAATTATCTGATCAAATAATTTTAATTGATATAGATGAAAAGTCACTAAAAAAATTAGGTCAATGGCCATGGCCAAGAGATGAGTTTGCCTTTGAGTTAAATAATATTCCTCCCAATAACCTGGTTGCGCTTTCTATTATACTTTCAGAAAAAGATAGATTTAATGGTGATTGGAATCTGGCAGAAACATTACAATATTATCCTACTATATTAGCTACTGCCCCGACTAATCAAATTCAAACTGAGAGAGAATTACACGTCGGTACAGCAACTTTAGGTAGAATACCAGCTCAAGAATATACTTTAGATTTTCCAGGAATATTATTACCATGGGAAGTTTTAGCTAAATCAACAGACGGTTATGGATCAATAGGTGCTGTACCTGACATAGATGGTGTAGTTAGAAAAGTACCTATTGTAGTTTCAGCTAATAAAAAGGTATATCCTTCTTTTGCTCTAGAAATTCTAAGGGTTGCCGTTGGCGATATTTCATATCAGATAAAAACTAACGATATTGGTATTGAATGGGTGCGTATCCCTGCGTATGACAAGATCTCTACGTTAAATGATGGAACAGTATATAACACGTACTGGAATAAATTTAAACGTGTTAGCTTAGGGGATATAAGGGGAGAGAATATACCTCAGGGTAGTATCTTGATAATAGGAGCTACATTTGAGGGAACAAATATTATACCCACTCCTGTAGGTGCAATGTACCCTCATGATATTCAGGCTAATTTAGTAAAGACAATGATAGATGGTACCGTTATTAAACGTCCCAATTATTTTTCTTTTGTCGAGCTAATCGCTCAAGCACTTCTTGGTCTTCTTTGTCTCGTTCTATTAAGTCGAGCTGCCGTTTGGATGTCTGGTGTTGCCAGCCTCGTTTTCGTTGGGTTTGTTGGTTTAGCTTCTTCTTCAGTTTTCTATTCAAAATATCTCTTATTTGATCCAACTTGGATTATTGTTTCTACCGTATTAGTATTTAGCCATGGCGCATTTGTACAATTTTATAATACTTATAAACAAAAGCAAGAAATTAAAAAACAATTTGGTACTTATGTATCACCTGACTTAGTAAAGCAACTACAGGATGATCCATCTTTATTAAAGTTAGGTGGTGAAAGAAAAGAGATGAGTTTTATGTTCATGGATATATGTGGATTCACTCCTATATCAGAGCATTATAAGAACAACGACGACCCTGAAGGATTGGTAGAGTTAGTAAATAAGTTTTTAGATTTACAAACAAAGATTATACTAAATAATGGGGGAACGGTAGACAAGTATATGGGCGATTGTATTATGGCCTTTTGGAATGCTCCTTTACCGTGTGACAACCATGCCGATATGGCAATCAAAACAAGTGTAGAAATAATTGAAGCTACTAAGAAACTCAATGAAGAACTTAAACCTCTCGGCTTGCCTCCTATCAATGTTGGCATTGGTGTCAATACAGGTGACTGCATCGTCGGAAACATGGGATCAGAAGTTAGATTTGACTATTCCGTCATTGGAGATGCCGTCAACCTTGCAGCTAGACTCGAAAGCCAAACACGAAATTACGATGGGGTGGACTTGTTGCTATCGGAGTTCACTCATAAAGCAAGTACATCTGGAAAATTCAATAAAGTCGATACCATCACTGTCAAAGGAAAGACAGAGCCTGTCACCATTTACACTGTCAATTAAGAAAGACTGGTTAGAACCAGCTGATTGGTATTGGTGGGTAGCTTTAACTCTTGTAAATATAGCTGATGTGCATTATACGAATCAAGCAATGAAGTATGAATGCACATATGAAGCCAATCCATTATTACCAAACAGACCATCACTAGAAAGATTGATAGCACATAAAGCAATTACATTATATCCTATCTACCATCCAGATTATAATAGATATGTTGTACAAAATGAAGACATTATGTGGGCAACAGGAATGATAGCTTTAGTTGCTTATCACAATTATAGATTAATTGATAAAGTTAAAAAATATCAGGAGAGATGTCCTAAAGTAAGTACTCTTTAAGGTTAAATAAATAGTTGAACTAACACATAATATATTATATAATATACGGAGTAAATATGTATAACAAAGAAAAAGTAATTGAGCAGCTTAAAATAGATGAAGGTATTGTTCATGAAATTTATCTTGATCACCTAGGTTATCCAACCTTTGGTATCGGTCACTTAGTTTTAGAAACAGATCCAGAACATGGCCAAGATGTTGGTACTCCTGTATCTGAAGAAAGATGCTTAGAAGTATTTGATCATGATCTTGAAGTTACTGTTAATGAGTGTAAAGTGTTATTTCCTGACTTTGATGAAAAGTTAGATGAAGTACAAGAGATACTTATTAATATGATGTTTAATATGGGAAGAACTCGATTAAGTAAATTTAAAAAATTTATTGGAGCTCTTAATGAAGAAAATTATAATGAGGCAGCTAATCAAATGATGGACTCGAGATGGTATAATCAAGTTGGTAACAGATCAGTAAGGTTAGTTGAAAGAATGAGAAATGCAGGATAAAAAAACAATCCAACAACAAATTGATGAAAAAATAATTACAGTAAAAGACTTTGCTCTATCTATTGAAACATTTGTAAATGATAAGAAAATAGGCTATTTAGACGCTCTTACTCACTATTCTGAGCAAAATAACGTAGAGATTGAAACAATCGCTTCTTTAGTAAAAAATAGCCATGTTTTAAAAGCTAAACTCGCAGCAGAATCTGAAGGCAAAAAACTCTTAAAAGCATCAGGTAATAAACTACCGATTTAATGAAAAGTATTATTATTAAAAATCTTCTTTCTAGAGAAGAAATAAGTGACTTATTTTCTCTTAAAGATAGTGGTTGGGATCGTGCTTCAGCACTGGATGAAGGTGGTAGTACTATTACTTATGAGTCGGCTAGAATTACAGAAGTTTCAGGTATAAATTATAATTGTACTGGACCAATAGCTGCTAAAGTTATCAAAAAAGCTAACGAGCTTTTTAATAAAAAATTCTATACTAATGAAAGTATTAGTATTCTTAAATATGATTCAAGATTAAAAGCCAAATTTGATTATCATATGGATGATATTGATTATACTGTCTATGTTGACGGTGATGGTAACCGTATCACAGATCCAGAACAATTTTATATTTTTAATTCACGTCCTAAAAGAAAAGTTTCAATAACCATTGCACTTAACAATAAAAGCGATTATAATGGAGGTGACTTTAAAATTCAACCTGATGGTGATCGACCTGTTCATCATGAATCGGTTGCTAATAACGTTGATTTAAATTTAGGTGATACTGTTATGTTTAATTCAAAAATGTTTCATGGAGTTACTCCTGTTACTGAAGGAATAAGATATTCAGCTATTTTCTGGCTATATGATTTAGAGGAATTTTATGATTGGTGGAGCACAAACGATCAAGTCCCTTCAGAAGGATTCGATAGATTTAAGAGGTACTATGAAGAGTACGATATCCCCTTATGAGGTCTATATAAAATATCTTGCTCTTAAACAGCATTTTACTACAGAACATTATAATTATTTTACATACAATGGTAAAGTAAGAGCATCTGAGCATGCTTTTAATATTAGAAAAGACAAATACTTCTTTATGAAATTATCTAAACATAAAGATGTTGAAAATTTTCTGTTAGCTAATATAGTTGACGGTGATAAAGATTTCTGGATTGGTGAATTAAGAGAATCTGCACCGGAAGATGTATATCGTAACTGGAAAAAAAGACAAGAAGCTTTAACTTATACTTTTAAAAACGAGTTAAGTAATCTTGATGATAATTTTGATAAAAACTTTGCTGTCGAAAAGTATGGCCATCCGCATTTGCTTAGGTTATATTTAAGAAATGAAGTTTGTATTGAAACAATGTGCATACTTGATATGCTAGTGAATTATAGTAAAACTTGGAACAAATATTTACAAAAAGACTTGATCTGGGAAGATAAATATACTATAATAACCAAGTATAGGCCTTTTCTATCTATAGATTTAGATAAGTTTAAGACCATTACTTTGGATTATTTTAATGATAGATAAACCGCAAATAAACCGCAATATATGCCGCAATACGCAAGGAGAATAATATGTCGCAATCATTTGAAGCACTTAAGAAGAACTCGGCTTCTGAGCTAAACAAACTCACCGAGGCACTCACTAAACTGGATAGCAGTCCTAAGAAGCAGAACGGACCAGACGATAGAATCTGGAAACCTGATGTGGATAAAGCAGGTAATGGCTATGCAGTTATCAGATTTTTACCAGCACCAGAAGGCGAAGATGTTCCATTCGTAAGAGTGTGGGATCATGGTTTTCAAGGCCCTACTGGACAATGGTATATCGAAAAATCTTTAACAACTATTGGTCAGAAAGATCCTGTATCAGAGTATAATACTATGCTTTGGAATTCAGGTATTGAAGCTAATAAAGATTTAGTTAGAAAATATAAAAGAAGGCTTTCTTTTTATTCTAATATCTATATTGTTAAAGACCCTACTAGACCTGAAAATGAAGGTAAAGTATTCCTCTACAAATATGGTAAAAAGATCTTTGAGAAATTAAATGATCTTATGAATCCACAATTTGAAGATGAAAAACCTGTTAACCCGTTTGACCTTTGGGCTGGAGCTGACTTCAAGCTTAAAATACGTAATGTAGAAGGTTACAGGAATTATGATAAGTCGGAATTTGATAGTTCAGCGCCGCTGAGCGATGATGACAGCTTACTTGAAAATGTTTGGAAATCAGAGCATGCTCTTAATGAGTTTACTACTACCGAAAACTTCAAGTCATATGATGAATTAAAGACTAAGCTCTATAGAGTTTTAGCTTTAGGTGAAGCAGCTGGAACTGTTGCATCAGCACCTCAACCTCAACCTGAGGCAGTTGCACCATCGATTCCAACTACGTCAGCTGACGAAGATATTCCTCTTTCTTCTGATTCTGATGATGACGACACAATGTCGTTTTTTCAAAAATTAGCTGAATAGCTAATTCTCTTCTGGGGGCGGTATCATGCTGCCCCATTTTTTTGTTTGAGCGCCTATAGCTCAATTGGATAGAGCAACAGCCTTCTAAGCTGTAGGTTCCAGGTTCGACTCCTGGTAGGCGCGCCAATTATTTTGAAACGTGAATTACTGCAGGTTGATATGAACCAAGTTGACCTTGGTATGGAGTTGTTATTTGAGTGTTATCAATTACTGATGTACTACCTTCCATAACGTTAACTTGTTGAGAATATAATATTTCACTAACTACTGAATTTTTTAAAGCACTTACTTGATCAGGTGTTATAGGCATACCTCTTACAGCTAGACCTAATGATTCTGATAATTCTGATATAGCCCTAAGATTATTTGGATTAATTTTATCTAACGCTTTACCGAATCTAGAAAGAACAGCAAAATTAGCGTTCTCACCTATATTTTTATCTTGTAAAAGTACAATAGCTCTTTTAAGTGCAGGGACAGCTCTTTCAAAATTAGCTAGTTTATTTTCATCTAAATTTTTATATTCATCTAATGCTTTACCTAAAAGTTGAAAACCGGTTGCAGTATCTTGTAATGGATTTCTAAATAGTCCAGCAAATGATTTTACTGCAAAATCCCATGAAATTAAATATTTGTCAAAGGCACTCATATCAGATTCACTACTAAATACATCACTTAAGCCTTCTCCCCTTGCAGCTGTTACTAATGTATATAGAGCAGTACCTATACCTATAAATTTATCTACATCAAAATCTTTTATATTTTGAAGGCTTTGAAGGCCCTCAGCTACTTCATTTAATACATTGATATTATCACCAAAAAAGCCGCCTTTACCCTTTGCTAAAACTTTTAAATTATATGTGCCCATATAGGTAACACTATCATTAATACTTGATAATGCCTTTCCTACTTCTTCAAAGTCACTAGCTACTAAATCAGCATTTCTTACTAAAGATGTAGTACCGTCTGGATTTAATACCTCTCTAGTTGCATTAGTAAACATCATTATTTCATTAATACCGTCAGCTACATCTTTAAATGAATCTGAGGTTAACCACTTCATAGCTCCTACATTAATATAATTCATTTGCTTAAGTAAATTACTTAAACCTACACCTAACGTAGTTAATGCAAATGATGCATCATCAGGATTCTTTATTTCAGATAATGTAACAATACCGTCTGCTAAATGCCCTAAAGCATTGCCTTTACCTAATCTTTCAATTACTTTAGCACCGTCTTTAAAATCACTTCCAAAAAATCTTTCAGTATCTACAAATGTTAATAAGAAGCTCCCAATTGCATCACCTGCATTTAACAGATTACCTTTAAGATCGCTTAAATCACTAAGACCGTCTAAATCACGTAGTCCTTCAGAAAGATTTTTTAAATCAGCTCCACTTAAAATTTGAATTGCAACTGATGCTTTAAATTGATCAAGCTGCTTCATTAAATAACCTAAACCATCAGCAGCATCTTTTAAACCTTGTTGATCAAAGTCAGTTTCACTTAAAACTGTCATACCTCTGGCTATTTCTTCAAATGCTACGCCAGAGAATATTTTTAATCCTATAGCACCTAAACCAGTAGTAGATGTAGATAGTCGATATATTGCCTCTTGAAGTACTTTAAAATTCTCAGCATCCAATTCTGTATTATTGAGAGCTTCAAGACCCCTTGCCATATCAATAAACGCAGCGCCTGAAAATATTCTAAGACCTCTAGCACCTCTAACACTTACATCATCTGATAAATTTTTAATTGCTTCATTAAGATTTTTAAAGTTATCTGCTGTTATATCTAGTTTATCAAGAGCATCTAAACCAGTAGCCACATTTTGTAATCCAGTACCAAATTTATCTACTGCCATTGCTCCTAAATAAAGAGCACCAGTTATAGCGGCTAACCCTAACCCGACACCACCTAATAAACCTAAAGCAGCACCGCCTAAAGATCCTCCAGCAGCTCCACCAGCCATAGCACCCCCAGTTCTGGCTGCAATACCACCTAAAGCTGCACCCCCTAAGAAACCACCGCCACCTTTTTTACCTCCTAAACGTTCTAAGGACTTTTCAAGCTTTAATAATTTCTTTTCTAATGCTTCTACTTGAGCACCAGAACTTGGTGTAACCTTAACACCTATAGTTGCATCTGTTGAGCTACCAGTACCGGTTTTTGAACCACCAACACCTTCTTCCATTAATTCTAAAGAAAGTTGTTTAAATGGTAATAAACTATCGTTGATAGATAGTAGAGATTTGTTTACTTCTTTGTAAACAGCTAATTGTTTTTCGCCTATTGCATGACTTGCATCAAACTCTTCTCTTAATACTTCTATAAGGGAATAATTACTGTTTTCAACAGCTGCACTAAGCTTATTAATACGCATTACTTGCTGACCAATAAGGCCAAACACTTGCGAGTTTGTTTTTAAATCACCAGAACCTTTAGGCAAAGGTTTTTTACCAATTTTAGGTTGGTTAAAAGTACCTCCGCCTTTATTGTCCTCAGCCATTTATTATTTTCCGAATGCTTTACCAGCTTCACTAATACCAAACGCACCAAGTGTTACTACAACAAATGATGTGTAAATAGTATCAGATATAACTAGATCTTGACCCATGAAAGCTGTAATTAAATCACAGATTCCAAATATGGTCATTAAACTAAATGAAATAAAACCTATTATTGCCTTTTCATTTACGTCATTATCATCTAAAAATAGATCCATGAATTTTCTTTTAGGTGGAGCAAGCTGCTTTCTTGCTGCTTCTGCTTCATCTTTTAATTCCTTTATTACATCTTCTTGGCTGTCAATCTTTTCGATTAGAGCCATATACTTATCAAGATCTATTTCGACTTCATTTCTGTCATTATCTTTTGCCATTATTTGTTCCTCTTTCTTGCTTCCTCTTGAGCTTTCAAATAATCCATTAACATTTCTGTATATAACTCTCGCTCAAACGGATACATATTTTCAATCTCCGTTAAAGAGTATTTATGATGCTGCATAAGGTTAAACTGCAATTGATAATGAGAACCTAAGTCCGTGTGGCTTAGGCTAACATAAAAAAATCACTCAACCCTTTCAGCTCTTTAATTACTGTCTCACCTTTACTATTTTCATATTTTAATTCACCATAAATGTATGGTGCTGACGCCATAAATTCTTGTACTTTTGCAAAGTTTGCTGTCGACAAACTTGAATAAAATTCTTCTCTTTCTTCATCAGTGTAATCATCTAGTAAAAATACTTCTTTACCATCTTTTGAGTAAACTGATTCAATAACACTACCTACTAGCTCTACAGCAATTTGACTTGCTGGTTTATCTGATAATGCTTCTTTACTAAATTTACCTATTGTATTATATGAAGGGTATCTCAACTTAATCATATAAGTATCATTAAGTTCTATTTTACTTTCAGCCTCTTTAGTAGCGAATTTAATTTCCATATCATCTAAATCAAATTCAGCTTTATCCCATACTGGCTCTTCTTCTGTTGATAACTCTTCGTCTTTTATGTTTAAAGTAATAATTTGATTAACAGATATTGCTCTTAACTTAATAAATAAATACTCTAGTTCAAAAGTATTAAGAAGTTCAACTTTTGTTTTATCTAATACACAGTTATTAATAACTTGTATAATAGCTTCAATAATACTCTTATCTTTCTCTTCTTGCTGTGCAAAAAGTAAGATCTTTTCTTCTTTTACTGTAAAAGGTCTAACCTTAACAGATTTTTTACTCACCGGCAATTCAATATTAAATTGAGGCGCATCAATTTTAGGTAACATAATATTTCTCCATATTAAAATTTATCAGCTTCTGAACCACCCGTAAATCCAGAACCTAGAGTTTTTGCATTATTCAATAAGTTTAATGCATCTTGAACGTTTGAAGGTTTTTCAAAACTTTTTACTACTTCTACTGCCCCTTTCATTTTTGATACAAATTGGAATAAGTTTAAACCTCTATCCCCGTCTTTACCAGAAGGAGCTTTTGTAGTAGATGGTATAATTCCTCTGTAGCTTAATTGTAATGATATAGTAGTTAGCTCATTATTTTGCTGCCAACCTAGTTCAATTGTACCTAGATTAGATATAATAGCATCTATTACTTTATAATTAACTATTATATTCTCTCTAGGATCATAAATTTCTATATCTAAATCCATAGCATAATCATCAAAATAACCTACTTGTCCAAAAAATGCTTCAGTACCTTGTTTCATTTTTACTGTATCTAGACCTGCAGGCTGGTATTGAACGTGAGCTAATGCCCAGTTGTTAAGAAAATCTAACACTAAATTATTATTGTCTAAAAATAATTCTACAGCTAATGTACTTGGAACGTAATTATTAGCTCTTCTTTCTATTGGTCCAAAACCCTGTCTTTTTATTTCTGTAGTAGCTATTGTAAGATTAGGTACTTGAAATTTATACCCTAAAAGGCTTAACGCATCTAAATTTTCAGTTCCAGCAAAAGTATTAATTTGCGTTGGATTTTTAGCTGAAAATTTTAAACGACATAAGTTTGGGACTTGAAGCCCGCTCATACCATGTATTTTTGCTTTTATATCATTTACATTGAAAGCCATTACTTATTCCATTTAACGTTGGATTCTCTCCAAACTGTCTGTCTGTTTGCTCTAACAAATCTTTCTAAAGGTAATTGCAATAATATATCCCACTCTTGTGGATGTACTTTAAGCATTTTACCCCTTATATTATTATTTAGGTACTTTTTAAAACATGGCTTCCAATATTTCTTAGGTACGTTTAAATTTTGCACTTTAGTATAATCTATATCAACGAATGCTTTTTCTCCTAATACTGATGGTATATTATCAACAGTTATTTGATCTTCACTTAAATACCTGTATAATTGTGATAATAATATTGCTCTTTCAAGATATGGTAAGTAATGAAAATTAAGACCAAGTATAAATTCAGGTTGAATATCTAATAAAAGTATTAGTGGGTACCTATCATAATAAGGAAGCTTTTTTTCATTTTCAGCATTTTTGGGATAATAATTAAAAAGAAAAATATCACCTGGTTTAAATGGCAATTCAGATTGTAAGTTGTCCTTTATATCTTTTCTATCTAAAATACGATTAGGCCTTTGATTCTCGATCTCTTTAGCTTTACTTATAAAATATTCTCTTGAACGCTTATTAACACTTGCAGCTATATTAAGTAAAGCAGCGTCTTTTAATACTTTTTGAAATAAAAATTTTAATGCCATTACTTAATCCCTAATTCTTTTTCAGTCATAATTTTAAAATCCCATCCTCTATCTTTACAATAGCTTTGAGCTGCTATCCACTTTGCTTCATTTATACCATATGCTTTAACTTCTGTTAAATACTTTTTGTTTGGTTTAGCGGACATCTTAGGTGGGATAGTTTGTTTGTAAGGCTTAACCTCAATTAATGACTCTTTTAATTTTCCGTTTATTTTTCGCTTAACATAAAAATCTGGATAATATCTATGCCTTCTATTATCAATAGGGCTTTTATAAGGTATAGCTATCTCTTCACTAGCCCATCCAATAACATCAGGATGGCTATCTAAATAAGACATAAGTTTACATTCCCATAAACTTCTATAAATAATGTTTGTAGGGTTACCTAAATACTTGTAATAATTTTTAGGTTTAAATTTACCTTTATAAGCCATAAGTATATTTATAGGATACATTTAATGTCAGATAGTAATAAAAGAACAAGAGCGTCAAGAGCTGGGTTTGTAATGGGTCCTGAGGAAAAAGTAGATTTATCAAGAAAGCAACTTGCCTCTTATAATCAACTACAATTTCCTTCTGATTTAGCAGCATATGGTTTTATAATGAACTTTCAAGAATTTTCTTTTAACGCTGGTCAGGCGGACGGTAATAGTGAATTAAGCCCAACAAGAATACAAACTAATGATTCAATTATTCTTCCTATACCAAGTCCTTTAAATCAAAATTATAGTGTAGCTATTGAGGATACAAAAACAGGTCCGTTTGTTCAAGCATTCGCTAAAACGCTAGCAGCTTATACTAGTGGTAATGAAAATGATCCCGCAGCAGAAGAAATATTGAAAGACTTATTTGGTTCAGGGGAAGATGCAAACGCTAAAGCAGGTGGCATGGCTAGGGCTGTTGCTAAAGCAGGTCCAGGGATACAAACGGCGTACAGTTTATTAACCGGAAGTAAGTTAGCTAGATCGGCAGGTAAAGTAATTCTTGGTGATTCTGCTTTTTCAGCTGTTGAACAAGCATTAGGTTCTATCTACAACCCTTCTAATATTGCTGCTTTTAAAGGAACTCCTTTAAGAAAACATAGTCTTAATTGGAAATTAAGTCCAAGAAATGCTAGTGAGACAAAAGCCCTTAATACAATAGTATCTAAAATTAGGAGGCATATGCATGCTTCTTTAGAAGGTATAGGGTCTGATGGTTTATTTGTTCAAACCTATCCTGACATACTTCAATGTGCTTTAATTACACCGGATATTAATCAAAATATTTTTTATAAGCCTGGGCTAATACAAAATTTTATAGTTGATCATTCTGGCAATGAACAAACTAATTTCTTTGCAGAAACAGGCTCACCAGTACAATATGATATTAAATTAGAATTTATGGAACTAGATTATATTACTCGTGAAGACTTCGGAGATGATATAGATGGAGGAATTGATTAATGAGATATTTTGAACAATTCCCGATAATACAGTATAATCAATATAATACTAGAAATATTATTGCTAAAGTTAAATTAACTGATGTTTTATCTGAAGACTATTTTTCATATGCTAATTATAGTTTAAAAACATTTGATACACCATGGACGGTCGCGCATGATTATTATGGTACAGTTGATAGAACATGGCTTGTATATATGAGTAATAAAATTATTGACCCATATTATGAATGGTATATGGATCAAGAAAATTTTGAAAACTATATTGTAAAAAAATACGATTCAATTGAATTAGCTATTTCAAATATACATCACTATGAAGATGCAGATAAAAATATTTATTCAGTTGACACCTATACATACGCAGATATAGATTTAAAAAACTCTTTAACCGGTATAACTAATTACAGGTATGAAGATTTAAAAAATGAAGATAGAAGAAATATAAGATTATTAAGATATGATTTAGCATCCCTTGCTGAAACTAATTTAAAAGAGCTGCTTGACTAATGCCATTAACTATTACTCCAGGAAACCACGGTGTATCATCTTTACTATTAGGTTTATTTACTCCTGATGGGGCGCTTAATTTCGTAGATCTTACAAGTAACTTTCAAGGAATAGTAATTAAATCATCTTTACACTCACCAAATATTTCATGTCAGCTTAGGATAAATGATCCGGTTGATCTTCTTGGTCAATTAAAAATTACTGGAGAAGAGGTAATTGTTTGTACCTGGCAAACTCCTAATTTTGATGAATCAAAGCCAGCTCATAAACAAAGATTAGCTTGTTTTAGATTAACAAAAATTGATAATATTACTATTGAAAAAGATAATAATAAAACCCAATCTTATAATTTAAACGGGGTTCATGAATTAGCTTATGTACAACAGTTTGCTTCAGTAGATAATTTCTTTTCTGGAACTATTTCAGATGCAGCAAAGAAAATTTTTGATAAAGCTTTAAATAAAGCTGATGAATTAGGCACTTCGATTTTTTATCCTAAAAAATGTAAACTTACTGTTGACGATACATCTGGAGTTAATGATTTCACTATACCGAGTGAAACACCATTTGATTCTATGAGTTACTTACAAAGTTGGGCTCAAGATACTGGTGATTACAATACTAATTTATTTCTTTTTTATCAAGATTTAGAAGGTTATAATTTTCGTAATTTAGATAGTTTGGTGAGTGAAACATATCCTGCTGGTAGAGATCATCATACGTATAGATATGATCCTATTGTAAAAAGACAGGGTATAGTTAATCCTAAAAAAGCAGAAGAGATTGTTCAAATAAAACAAGTGAGTAGATTTAATGCATATAAACATGCATCAGATGGCAATCTACATACTTCAGTAGCTACAGTAGATTACTTAGCCAAATCAGTAGAAAGAACTGATCTTAAATATGATCTTACACCTGGTCCGTCTCAAACTCTATATCCTGTTGATAAAGATTATTTAGAAAAATTTGCTAAGGAAAGTAATTCAACAGACTGGCTTTATGTTAATAAAGGTTTACCTAATTTTATTGATAACAGTAACTCACATTTAAAGAAAAAAGTTTTAGGTACTATTTTTTTTAATAATATAGTTCAAATAATTATTCCAGGTAATAGTTCATTAGATATTGGACAGGTCTTAAGAATAAACGTATATAGCCCTAATACTGGATCAACAACAGGTAAAGAAAGCGAAGAAAATAAAGAGATAAACGGTAATTATTTAATTAAAGATATACTTCATGATCTAAAAGCGGATACTTACTATCAAATAATAACATTATGTAGAACTGGTAAGGAGCCTTATTAATGCCTAAGCAAGATATAAATTATAATAAGTTTCAATGGCATTTTGGTGTAGTTGAAGATAGAAAAGATCCTTTAGAAGTAGGAAGAGTAAAAGTAAGATTTTATGGTGTTCATTCTGATAAGTTATCAGATATATCTACTGAAGAGTTACCTTGGGCTACTGTTATATTACCTCCCTCATCACCTGGTGTCTCAGGTGTCGGCGGACCTATTTCAGGTTTAATTGAAGGAGCCTGGGTAATAGGATTTTTTATTGATGAAGGGTTTTACCAGAAGCCTATGGTTTTAGGAGCTATTCCAGGGATACCAGGAGAAGAACCTCAAGCTAATACTGCTTTTAATGATCCTACTTTAACTTATCCTCGTAACATTGAAGGTTTACATAAAATAGGTGATCCTGATAATAGCTATCTAGCACGAGGTAAGAAAGCAGAAGAGCATGTTACTCTAAAGAAAAAAAGAGCATCAAAAACTAAAGATGTTCCTATTGCATTTCCTTTTAAAACATCTTTTGATAAACCAGACGGGACCCCTGGAGTTGATTATGAAAATAAAAAATGGAGTGAACCTGATCCAAGAGGTATAGAAAAAGATGCTGATCCATACCCATCTGAATATCCTCTTAATCATGTATTTGAATCTGAAATGGGTACTGTTTTAGAAATAGACGATACACCTGGTGGTGAGAGAATACACAAATATCATAAATCAGGATCATTTGAAGAAATACAGCCTGATGGAACTAGAGTTCAAAAGATAGTAGGTAAGGATTATGAAATTAGCGCTAAAGGTAAGAATGTTTTAATATCAGGTGGTAACTTAAATATAACTGTTGACGGTGATGTAAATTTATCTGTTAAGGGTAATAAAATAGAAAGAATTGAAGGGCACCATTATACTTACGTAAAGAAAAATAAAGTGGATTATATTGGTGGTAATCATACTACAGAAATTACCTCTGATAGAGGAACAGTTGTAAAAGGTAATAATTCTATTTTAATTGAAAAGCATAACATTGATACTACAAAACTTTCATCTACTATTACAAGAGGTGATAATGAAGTTAATATTACAGGCATAGAGAAGAGAGATATATTAGGTGACTCAGAACATTTTTATGCTAAAACTTTCTCTCTTACATCAAGAGATGTACTTACTCAATTTACTAGTAAAACATTTAATCTTAATGCGAATGAGAAAATAAATATTATATCAACCGGTGATCAAAAAATTCAAACATCTGCTAATCAGCTAATTAATGTTGGTGTAACTCAGACTATTACAGCTGATACACAAGACATTGATGCAACTACAGGTACATTAGATTACAATACAGGATCTATTGACGTTGTTTCAGGTAATATTACTGATACAAATGTTACTCTGCATACTCATACTCATTTACAAACTGGTGGTACAGCACCTGATGGAGACGGTCCAGATAATAAGCAGACTAATCCACCTACAGGAGGAACTTAATAAATGGCTTGCGGTCCAGGAGAAGGTTTATTAAAACTTCAGAAACTTGCAGCTGAAGCTCAAGAGGGAATTGATAATGTAAAAGATTCTGTAGAAGGTTTTGCTGATGACTTGAACGGAGCAGCTGCAGCTATGGATGCTAAACTTTCTAAATTAATAGAAGGTGCAAAAGGTATGATTCCAGAAATTGAGCTTCCTGACTTTGGTGACTTTACTTTACCAGATTTAAAATTACCGGAATTAAACTTACCAGAAATTAGCTTACAATTAGAAGTTACTTCTATATTAGATAAAATTAATAGTAGCGATCCTGCTGTTAAAGCTCAAGCATTATTAAATTTAAATAGTTTACAAGAAAAATTTCCTGATTTATCTTTAGAAGAAATAGAGCAGTTAAAAGCAGATATTTTAAGTGGTAAAATAGATAAAGATAATTTATGTAAGAAAGTAAAAGATTTAGTAAAGGAAGATGGCAAAGTATTAGAAAAAGGTATTCCTATTACAGCTGTAGAAGAGCCTCTTCCAGATGAAACAAAAGATGTAGTTATTCCTTCTGTTGAAGCAGAACAAGAAGAAGCTAATAATTTACCTGAAGCTAAAGAAGAAAAAAAATCACAAGAAAAAATTGTTAATATTAAAGCTAAATGGGATGAAGCAAAAAAAGAAAGAGATGAGGCTAAAGAAAAGATTAAATCCTTAATGCCTTATATTTCATTTTAATTAAATAAAGTAAGATAAATAAAAATATGGCTATAAGTACAAAAACAACTAAAGTTTTTTATTCGGATCTTAGATCTGATCTTGCTGTAAATCCAGCTACAGATGATGTTATGGTTAATACTAACGAGGCAGCAATAGAGCAGTCTATAAAAAATTTATTGCAAACTAATTTTTACGAACGACTCTTTCAGCCAACTGTAGGTAGTAATATAAGAAGCTTATTATTTGAATTAGCTACACCACAGACTTCTTATAATTTAAAAGAAGCAGTTTTTGAAGTAATAGAAAATTATGAGCCAAGATGTCAAATTATAGATGTTATAGTTGAAAACGATATTGACAGGCATAGCTTAAATGTTTATATAGAATATAGAGCTATTAACATAGATGGAATAAGATCATTCAACACAGTATTAAGTAGGGTAAGGTAATGGCAAACACAGCAACTTCAGTAGTAGATTTAGATTTTCAAACTATAAAAGGTAACTTACAAAAATATTTAAGTTCTCAAAATAATATTAAGGACTATAATTTCTTAGGTTCAAATATGAACACTCTTTTAGATGTTCTAGCTTATAATACATATTTAAATAATTTTTATGCTAATATGATAGCTAATGAAATGTTTCTTGATACAGCTCAAATTAGAGATAGTATTATTTCTCATGCTAAAGAATTAAATTATCTTCCAAGGTCGGCTTCTAGTTCTAAAGCTACTGTTAATGTAAAAGTTATTCCAACTGATAATCCAGGTACAGTTACAATTCCTAAGTGGCATAAATTTACTACTACTATAGCAGGCTCCACTAAAACCTTTTCAACACAAAGTGATCATATTATTACAAAATCAGAAGATGCTAATGGTGATCCAACCTGGGTTATTAATAATATAGAATTATATGAAGGTCAAGTTATTGAAGAATTTTTTACAGTAACAACTGCTAATAATTTTGTAGCTGATCTTTCAAATCAAGATATTGATATAGACCATTTAGAAGTAAATATAAGAATTTCTAATACTAGTTCAATTAATAGTATATGGTCAAAAGCTGATACATTATTTGGTTTAACTGAAAGTTCAAATAGTTATTTTATAGAACCTGCAAAAGATAATCTTTATAGAATTTCATTTGGTGATGGAGTTTTTGGTAAGAAACCTCAAATTGGTAATATAATTAAAGCCAAGTATAGAGTATCAAGTAAAAAAGAAGGTGATAATGGTAAAGTATTCAGTTCTGCTTCAAATATAGATGGCTACGGTAATGTACTTGTAACAACTGTAACTAATTCTATAGGTGGTGCTGAACCAGAAGATATTGAAAGCATAAGAATAAATGCTCCTAAATCGTTTCAAGTTCAAGAAAGAGCAGTTACTTCTAATGACTATGAAATTTTAGCAAAAAGAGAATTTCCTAATATTCAAAACGTTTTAGCCTTTGGAGGTGAAGAATTAGCAACACCAAGATATGGTAAAGTTATTTTAGCTGTTGATATGAAAGATGCAGATGGTGTACCAGCATCAGCTAAAAAATCTATATCAGACTTTTTTAGTAAAAGAACACCTTTAGGTATCGATGTAGAAGTAGTTCAACCCGAGTTTACTTTTATTGAAATAGTAGGAGATATTGCTTATAATATATCTGTTACAACTCAAACAGCTGCAACTATACAGTCAAAAGCACAATCGGCTTTATTAACTTATGCTAATAATAATATTAATAGTTTTGAATCTACTTATAGACATTCAAAAGCTTTAGCAGGTATTGATAACTCTGATACTAGTATTATATCTTCTCAACTTAGAAATAGAATATTTAAAAAGCTCACACCAAGTTCAACAACAGCAGCATCATACGAATTATTGTTTGATAATGAATTAGAAGCGGATGATTTATTTAATACTAATTCAGAAAGAAGATTATATCTTCCTGCAGTTGAATCATCTTTATTTACTTATGGTACAGATAGTAATGCCTTTTTAATTGATAATGGTAGCGGTATTCTAAAAGTTGTAAAATTAGATACAGCAAATAAATTTGTTGAACTATTATCTGATGCTGGATCAGTAAATTATACAACTGGTAAAGTTGAAATAAATTCTATTTTAATTCCAGCATTTAGTGGTGGTATTCTTAAAGTATTTGCCAGAGTAAAAAATAAAGATATAACATCTAAACAGGCAACAATTTTACAGCTTAATTCAGAAGATATTATATTAAACGTTAATCAAGAGAGATTATAATGCCCAGCACGCCTGAGTATATTTCAAATTTTATTGAAAATCAATTTCCTGATATTTTCAAAGAATCTAATAGTGAGATTGTACAATTTATCTTGGCTTATTATGAATGGTTAGAAACAAGCGATCAAACTAATAAAGTTTTAAGAGAGCTAAAAGATAATAGAGATATTGATTCCTCAATATCTGATTTTTTAATTCATTTTAAAAATACTTTTTTACAAGGTACTCAATTAAATTCTGAATCTGATGAAAGATTCATGATAAAGCACATAAGCGATATTTATCAATCAAAAGGAAGTATTCGCTCTATTGAATTATTAATAAGAATGCTTTTTGGACAAGAGATAGAAGTATTTTTACCGAGTTCAAGAGTTTTAATTCCATCCCAAAGCTCATTTAATAAACCATCATATTTAGAACTATCACCATCAGAAAGAACTAAAAATTTTATCGGTAATGAGGTAATAGGTTCAAGTTCAGCAGCTACTGCATTTGTTGAGTCAGTAATTACTAAAGTAATAAACGGTAAAAGAGTAACATTAGCTTTCTTATCTAACGTTGTTGGTAATTTCCAAACAGGTGAGTTTATTAGTGACGATGGCCTTATAGAGAATGCTCCTAAAATGGTTGGTTCATTAACTAATATTACTATTACTAATGGGGGAAGATTATTCAGCGTTGGTGATACGTTTAATGTTATATCATCAAGAGGTAAAGATGGAAGAGCAAGAATTACTTCCGTTGTTGATGCAACAGGTAAAGTTGATTATGAATTAGCTAATGGAGGTTATGGTTATACTATATCTAATAATTTTACAAGATCACTATCTTCAAATGCTACTTTAGTAGTAGCTAATACATCTAATTCTAATTCAGAAATAGAAGACTTCTTTCTATTTGAAACAGTAAAGCAACCTCTTGCCAATGTTTCTTGGACTTCAGGTAACGTAGATTTTATTAGTTTTGCTAATTCAGGTAACATTATTAGAGGTATTAATACAGGTGGTAGTGAGGTAGCAAACGGTTATTGGGTTGCTACTGGAACTGGAAATGTTATTACTATTATTACTCATAATGGTGATTTCGCTCAAGCTGATTTACTATATTCAGATAATGTTGCAACAAATGTAGCAATCGATACAGTAGTTAATGCTACCGCAACTGGTGAATTTATAGGAAGAGAAGTAAGAGAAACAGCTAACGTAATAGGTTTAAATGCTAATAACAAACCATTCTATAAAGGTAATTATACTTTTGTTATTGGGGTTACAAGTAATACTTATGCAAATGTAGCTAATACAGGTTCAGGTACAGCCGGTGATTTTGAAGTTGGTTCTTTAGGTACTCAAGAAACATTATCTTTATTTACAGATATAATTGGAGCTAATAATACAGCTTTAAATCCTGTGCCAACTTCTAATGTGCATGTTAACGGATCAAATTCCGGAATAGGTTTTGTTGATTCAGTAACTATTGATACAAGTATAGGTATTAATAATATAGCTAATTCAGGAATGCCTTTTGCAGCTAACGGAACTTTTTCAGCTGGTGATTATATATTTGAAGCTAATTTAGTTGTTAACAGTATTGCAGTAACTACGGTAGGTTCAGGATATAGTAATTCAGATACTGTAATATTTTCCGGTGGAAGTCCAGCTACTACTGCAGCTGCAAATGTAGTAACAGATAGTAATGGAACTGTTCAAGGTATAGAAATATCAAATAATGGTATACAATACGAAAGCGTTCCAGCTGTTACTATAACATCATCTGGATCAGGAGCAGTCTTAAAAGCAAGAATGAGAGCATCAGGCAACTCAATTGGAGCTGTTGGTACTGTTAAATCAATCAATGCTACTCATATTGTAGCTAGAAATTTATCTAATGGGTCATTTACTAATAGTAGAACAATTACTAATGAAGGAGTAAATGCTTTTGCTAATGTAGCTAACTCAACTTTAATGGCAGGAACTGGATACCAACCTTCTGATACAGTAACATTTAGTGGCGGTTCACCAAACGTGACAGCAACTGGGGTATTCTCTGCTAATGCATCTAACTCTGGTTCAGTACATAGTATATTATTAAATGAGCCTGGTACAGAGTATGGCTCAAATGCATCTATAGTAATCAATACATCAACTGGAACTGGCGCATCAGTATCAGTTAATATGGATTTCGGTTATGGATTACCTAAATCAGGTCAAGCTGATCTAACAACTATATTATATAATGCTCTAACATTTAGTACATTTACAATTGGTACTATAGAATCACTTAACTTTATTAACCCAGGAAGTGGCTATAATTTAGATCCTGTGCCTTTAGTTCATAACCCTTATGTTGCAGGTTTTAACAGAAGGGACTTAGTATGTGTTATAGGAAATAGAAACGGTTTATTTATTCCTGATGAAAGTTTGTCACAAACTTTATCATTAGCTGGTTTCTTAGTCGACCATAATGGTAATGTTACTCTAGATGGAGGAGCACCTATTATAATAGGTGAAGGTGTTTCACAAGCTGCAACAGGGGCTACTGGTGTTGTTGAATCATCTAATGCTACTCATATTAAAATATCAACCCCAATTGGAACATTTAATGACGCAACTGATATTGTTACATTATCTTCTAATGCTGCTATTACTCCAGCTTCATCTGGTGTAGCCGCTACTACAATTAGTGCAATAGCATCTGGAAGATATAAATCTACATCTACTGTTAATAATGTAGAGCAAATAAAAATTAGAAGATTAAAATTCGGTCAAGCATTTGTAGCCGGAGCTACTTTAACAGGTGCAACTTCTGGTGCAACAGCAAATGTATTATTTGCGTATCAAGATGATACTACTTTGCCTATCGGTCTAAATGCTGTAGTTAACGCAACTGTAATAACAGCTAATGGTGTAGCCTCAGGTGTAGAAATTATAGATTCAGGTTACGGCTACGAAGCAAATACTACCGTTCAATTACAAAATGATGATACACCATTTATTGTAACAGGGTCGGCTTTAACAGGAAAACAGGGTGTTGGAGCTGGGCAATGGAGAGATAGAACTAGCTTTGTAGGAGATATATCTAAAATACAAGATAGTAATTATTACCAAGAATACTCTTATGTAGTAAGAACTGGTATTGCGTTAGCTAAATATGAAGAACAACTAAAAGAAATATTACATGTATCAGGTACTAAATTATTTGGGGAAGTAGTAAAAGTAAGGGAATCAGAAACGCTAGCATTAACAGCAGCGAATGCAACAATAACAACGAGTTAATATGGCACACAATTTTATTACAAACAATTTTAAAGTTTCTAGCGCAGAGCAGTTTAGAGAATCATTAACTGAGCCTGCTAATACTATTTTATACCTGTATTATGGTAAGCATACACCTTTTGCAAACGGTGATACTACTCCAGCATTTGAAGAATCAGTTAATAATATACATTATGAATCATATAGAAATATGATTGGTGGTAAAAAAATTAATTATGCAGATGTAATACATATGGCTAAACATAATCAATGGTCTAACAATACATTTTATGAAATGTATGATGATACAAAAGCTCATTTAAACG